TACCTACACCAAAGAAGCTGTATGGGTTATGCTCGTAAGGCACAGCATAGTAAGGTATGCGTACTGGCTTGAATGGGTTAAGAACTAGCCTAAGCACATGACCTTGACAAACCCATATATTACAATTTATTTGATCTAAATCTTTTAAGTCTTTTGGAATGTCTACGCCATTCTCTTCAAGTTTATCTGCATCTACATACCCCCAAAACTCTAAGACTTCATAACGCTCAGTGTAGTTTTCTATAGCATAGTCTTTCATGTCGTCTTCCCAATACTTTTTGTCGTATTGTGCGCCCATATCAAGACATTCCTCTATAGATTCTTCCCTGAAGTAAGGTCTGCTTTTTAAATTACGCATCTGCGTTTTAGATAGCTTGTGTCTTTCCACACAGTATTCTGCCTCATCCATGTTGTACGCATCAGGATCAGGATAGAAGTTCCAGATAGAAACGTGACTTGTTGACGGTACAGTTTTTATTAGGGGATCATAGTTACCATCTTCTCCCCAGTTAGGATACTCTTTGTCTAGAGCAAAAGGTCCTTTCATTATACCTGTGCCAAACAAAGACATCTCAAAAGCCGTATTACGTAACTGTTTGTTTGCGCCTGATTCTTCTAACTGATCGTGTATTTTCTTTTCCATCTTCTTTGCAGCAACCATAGCAGGGTGAAACGTAACTGTCTGCGCTGTTGTACCATCGCCCTCTATAAGTTTTTCTGACACGATGTTCAATTTGTCTTTCATGCCACCAAGTCTGTTCTGCAAATCTTGCAGTGTTTCACCTGGTTTTAACTTTTCATTAGGGCTAAATAAAAAAGGCTCTGAAGGTTTGTCTTCATAAGCCTGTCTCAGTTGATCCCCTGCTTTATCTGCATTAGGGTCAAGGTTTATATGTGCTGATTCCGTAACACCGTCTGGTAACTTTGTAGGATTAACAGTAAGAGGAAAAGTGCTGTTCCCAAACAATACGTCAATAATCTGACCATATGCCGCAAGTGTTTTTGTTTTAGTTACTTTTACAAATACTCTAGACTTTTCTGTTTCTGTAAATTGAACATCAGGACCATATAGTCCTCTGTAGTTTCTGTATGCCTTGAGCCATCTTTGTTCATCCTGTTGTCTTACATCTTCGGCTCTTTTAAATCTTCCTTGTACAAAACTTACTACATCATTTTCTGATCTTAATGCAGGATCGTTATCTTCTATTACTGAAACACTGTCTGCATCAAATGCTACTTCATTATCTTCTGCCATATTTAATATCCAAAGTTAGGATCAGCGATTTGAAAACCTGTTCGCTGATTATCAGGGTTATAGTCCCAAATAGAACTTCTAGGTCGTGTCATAACACCGTAACGCAATGCGTCATACATGTGATCCATACTATTCGTATCTACATCTTCGGAGTTTTTCTTGTCCAAAGGGAGACTAGGAAGTTGAGATATAAGGTTTGTGCAGTTATTAAATACAACAAGGCGTGGTTCACTGGTGTATTCGTCAACTTGGAGTCTTCTGTGTAATTCGTTTTTTCCTGCAACTCTACTTCCTCTACTTCTATCTGATGGTCGCCACTTACAACCTCTTACTATCATCTGCTCTGCTAGGCTAGGACCAGTGTCGCCCCTTTTGTGCCATAAAGAACTGTCTAAAACTCCGTACTGTATTCTGCCATCGTCAGCTTCCAGATCTAGTATTCTGTCAGCTAAGTCTACAGCTAAGACTTTTGACACCTGTAGCTCTCTGTATACGACAAGCTGTTCAGCAGGTGATATGGCTAACCACACGACAGCAGAGTAACTTCCATAACCGTAGTCACACGCTCTAAACTTTGTCCAACTAGACGGTATCTTGAATGGCTCTACTACGTGTTTTGCTCTATCAAACTCTGGAAACGCTGCTCCTTCTGCTACGTCCCAGTTACCTTCTAGTAGTTGCTTCCTCTGATGTTCTGGCAATGACAGTAGCATTGCTTCGTAGTCACCTGATTCAGCTAGATAAGGGTTGTCAAACAAATTAGCAGGTATGAAGCGTCTTCTAAAAAGAGGTTGCCCCTCTCTGCTATGCCCTTGTGGAAATGTAATAACATTACCTGACTCTAACTCCGTTGCCCAAAAAGAATTATTGGGAGGCGAGGGATCTACAAACATCTTCTTTACCCATTGATGTCCTGCCCCTCCAGGGTTTGTCGTTGCCCTCATGTACAGTCCTAACGACTGATCTGCACTTCTTAGTCGTGATCGCATATAATCCCAAGCATAGGGTGTCGCCCACTGTGTTAATTCGTCAAATCCAATCCAGTTAAATGCCTGACCTTGATAACGCATTACATCTAGGTCACGATCTAGATAGGACATCCACAGTCTGCCCCCCTTAGGACTCACCCACTGTGACTTTCTTTCTGACCACTTAATCCCTGGAATTGCTTTTGGATACAACTCCTGAGACTTTTGTATCAACTCCCTTAGTTCCTCCGTTGTGTGTCGTACTAACAGCCCACTGAAGTTAGGATTGTTTAGTCCTCTGAGTGGGTCAGCTAACATGGCAAAAGATTTACCACCTCCTGCTGCACCACCGTATAACACCTCTCGTTCTGACGAGGCTAAGAAATCTGTTTGAGGTCCTTCGTTTGGTCGGAATAAAACTTCTTCTTCCTGAACCTCTTGTGGTTTTATCTTTATTTCAGGCAGCTGTTCCTGCTGTTGTATAACTACCTGTTCTACTTGTTTCGGCTTTCTCGATTTCTTGGAGCGTCTTTTTGAGCCTCCTGGCAAGCTCCCTCTTAATCGTAGTTGATTTTTTACGTCTTCGTTCAACCTGTATTCTCTTCTTTAATCCTGCATGTGAGATGTAGCGTCCTGTTTCTTTACTGAGCCACGTTGCTACTTCTCTATAACTGTACTGTTGTAGATGACTCTTTGCTTGTTCTAGCGCATCTAGTTCTTCTTTTATTGGTAGTAGAAAGTCTGCATCATCAGGATCTACTTCGTAACCAAATGGTATTGTTCGTGCAACTCTAGGTATTCTGCTCCACTCTTTAACTTCAACATCAGGTTTTGGAAGTGTCCAATATCCTAGATCGGTGTTATTCATTCGTCCCTTCTTTAGCAGGAAGAACAAACAATCCACCTGAAGACTCTACGTTTACCTTCTCTGTTTTAATTAACCCTGCTCTATCCAACAAATCTTTTGCTGCTGTCATCTTATCTCGTATGCCTAGCTCTGTAGGATCAACAAGAGCGTTACCCATTGCCATTGCAGCTTTTGGTGCAACGTAAGCCATATACTCTTTTGTTGCGTCCATTATTTCTTCTTTTAACGGCTTAACAACTTCTGACAATCTCGTTTCACTAGAGTACCCTGCTAACTTCTTAGCTAGTCGTGCGTCACCACCTGCCTCATCAAACAGGGCAGCTAAAAACTTTTGTTGTTTTTCAGTCAGATTTTTTGTCATCTTTTTCCTTTATAACCTCTTTTACCCAGTTACCATTATCGCCTGTATGCTCACACACTTCACATCTGTCGTCTTCAATGTGACTGCCACATACTTCGCAGGTAGGTTCATAGAGCATTATATGCCAGTCTTTTGGTTTGCAACACTACCCACAATAGTTTCAACAGTTTCTTCAGGAACACACATAATCTTTTCAGGTGTTCTATCTCCGTATTGAGTCACTAACGCTTTCATTATGGGAAAAGGATTATCGCCTACAAATTTTTGACACATCGCTGCATTGTGAAAATGTCCGTGATCTTTAGGGTGTTGAAATATAAATATATCCTTTGTGCCGTCTGAATATACACCAGACATTATTGCTACTATAAACCATGCTTTTACCATTTACTTTACTTTCCTGTACGCTCGTGTTTTCTTTGCGATACCCTTTGGCTGTTTGACGAATTGCTTCCCTGCCTTTGTGCCTTTTCTTTTAGCTCTAGTTGTCGCTGCGTACTCCTGTGGTGATAGAGCCTTGATTGCAGCTTCAGGAAGATAGCGTTCTCCAGTTTTCCCACTGGGCTTACCACTCTTTGTTCTCCACTTTTGTTTGCTCCAAGACTTTAGACTACGTTGACTTTTTGCGAGTGCCATTATCTGTATCCACCACCTTTAGCTTTGTACTGCTTGGCAAGCATCTGCGCTTTTCTAGCACTCCACTGTCCTGGCTTACCACCAGAAGAACCTGCCTTTATACGACTAAACAGGTTCTTTCTCATGGTAGGTTTAGTATAGTTTCCTGCTTTATTAACAGTTGACTTAGCCATACGACTAGCCTTTCATTATCTTGTAGCCTTTGGCTTTTGCTGCAGATCTAAGTTGTCCAACAGTCATACCACCTGCTGCGTAGCCCTTCTTCTTCATGCCACCTTTAGCCATACCTTTTTTCTTCATCATGCCACCCTTTGCGTAGCCTTTTTTCTTTTTGGTCATGCCACCCTTCGCCATTCTACCTTTGCCATCCATAGCGAAAGCAGGTATCATCTTACCTGTCTTTGGGTCTTTAGCCATAGGCATCTTAGCTCCACCTCTTGCCATACCCTTCTTCTTCATTTTCATGCCACCTCGTGCCATACCTTTTTTCTTCATTTTACCTTTAGCATGCATTGCCATAGTTACTTCTCCTTTGAATATAGATTGTTAAAGACTCGTTGAGTATCCCA